CCGATGTAGCGCTGGGTAGCGATGGCACCGCGAATGCGTATTACCAGCAGGCCGATTCGGGTTACCCGACGCAGAGCAATGGCACCATTACCTGCAATGCGACTTTCCAGACCGGTAATGCGAATTTTGCGTGGAATGAATGGTGCTGGGCGGACGGCTCGGGAACAATCACCGCTGGCACGACTCTCGCTTCCGTGGCGACTTCGCCGGTTATGTTGAATCACCGCATTCAGAGCCTCGGCACGAAGGTTTCCGGCGCTGTCTGGACGCTCTCCGCGACACTGACCCTGAGCTAGATAACGATTTTATAACGGCGGGGGTGGTTAGATGCCTCTAGCTATTCGTGGCGGCGCGTATGCCAGTGCGGGTGTCACCGGTGGTGGTGTGTCGGCGAAGCAGCTCTCGCTCAATACCATCGATTCCACAAACTACCCATATACAGCTGCGATTGTCAGTGGCGGCTTGGTGGTTCGCGGCGCTGGGCCGATTGTGGTTACCGCTCGCGCGACGATGAGTTCGGGCACGATCACCGCGCAGTTGCGCATCGGCGGCACCACCGTAGCCACTGGCAATACCGCACTTCAGTCGAATATCACCTATATCTACAACGCCCACGACGGCGATCAATTGCAGCTATGGGAGACAGACAGCGGATCGGGCGTTTCTCCAACCTCTGGCGGTATATCGAATGTCTACATCCATTACGACGTGCTGACCGATCTTAATCCTATCAATGGCTCCGTCATGCGTGCCGCATTATTCTAATTCCGAGAGGTTCCCTTTATGGCTGCCCCATGCTTTATTGCGTGGAACGGCGCGACGGGCGCATTGACCGCTCCTCTGGCTGCTGTTTCCGTTTCGTCGAGCACCACGAAGACGCTTTTGCAGATCGTGCCCGCATCGAACCAAAAGATTCGCATTATCGAGTGGGGCTATACTTTCACGGCCGCGCCGACCAACAATGTTCAGATCGAATTGCTGGAGACCGGTTCTGTTGCGGCGACCGTGACGGCACTGACCTCGAGTGGTGTTGTCGCATATAACGATGCTTCCGGCGGTACGACCGGTATTCAGATGTCGACTTCCGCGAGTGGTTACACCGCCACCTCCGAAGGCACGATCACCTCTACTCGACTGCTGGATTACCAGTACGAAAACGGATTGTATTTCAAGAAGCAATTCCCGCTGGGGCGCGAGCCGGAGATCGGTGCAGGCAAGGTCATGCGCATTCGTGCCACTACCGGTGCCAGCTCGGCCAGCATTTCGGTCTATGCAGTTTGGGAAGAGTGAGGTAGATCGCACCGCTTCCGGGAGGTAATACATGGCCCGGATAGGTCGCTCCCGCCCCACATCGAATTACAGGCCGCTCTACGCTGTCGCCACTGGCCCTTCGGCAGCTTCGGACACCGACACTGTAGGCGTCGACACCGCGACCGTCGTCGCTGTCCTTACCGACGTTGACACCGGCGCAGGCGTAGATACCGGTCAGATCAGCCAGTCGGGCACCGACACCGGCACGGGCGTAGATACCGCTACGGTCATCCAGGCAGCCTCCGATGCGGGCTCTGGTGTAGCCGACGCTGGCTCGGTTGGCGTCACCGTGACGGATTCCGAGCAGCTGACCACCGAAGATTCGGCGACCTCGCCGTCCGGTTCCGACACCGGTTCCTTCGCGGAATCAGCTGGACTGCTGTTCGTCGTCGAAGGCTCGGACACCGCAACCGGCGCGGATTCTGCCAGCGTTTCGCAGCACATCACCGGCGCTGATACCGCTACGGGAACCGATACCGCGACCGTGTTGGTGCAATCCGCCGATACCGCCGTCGCGAAGGACAACGCACCCTTCTTGCTTATCGGTGGCCGGGTTGTCGGTCCGAGGGTGTGTCTGGTCGCGGCGGATGTTCGGAAATTCAAGGTCCCGGCCGAGGTTCGGATTTGCAAGCCCCGGCAGGTGAGCAGGGTGTATCGAGTGAGGTCCGAGTGAAAGACGACGACGAGTACGCCGAGCAGAAATCCCTCACCGAAGAGGTCGAATCCGGCGACACGCGCCGCAGCCTTATTGCTCTGCGGGATTACGTCGCGCACGAACTCGAAGGCAATCGGTGCCAGAAATGCGCGATGAGTCAGCTCCGCACAGGTGATACCGCCGCGTTGGTGTTGCGCCTCCAGAAGATTATCGAAGATATTGCCGCTCTCCCGCCTGATCAGGACGAGGAAGCCGAAGCGAATAGAGGTGTAGTGAATCTTGCCTCCATACGCAAGCGCAGAGATCCTGATCGGCGACCAGCACCCAAGGTTTCTGACGATTCCGGACTCGGCACGAAGGCTGCCAAACGAGTACAAGGCGGTAGACAGCCGCGCTTCCGAGGCGATTGATCTAGCGCGTCACGCCGGTCTGGAATTGGACCCGTGGCAGTGCCTGGTTTTGGAGCACATGCTCGCGATTCGCGACGAAGAATATTGGGATGAAATCAACGGCCGGTGGGAGAACCAATGGGCTGCCGCTGAATTCGGCTGCGTGGTAGCGCGTCAAAACGGGAAAGGAAGTATCCTCGAAGCCCGCGAACTGGCCGGTCTGTTTCTGTTTGGCGAGAAAGAGATAATCCATTCCGCGCACCTGTTCGATACTTCGCAAAAGCATTTCGAGCGCGTTCGCCGCCTGATCGAAGACACCCCCGACCTTCGTAGTGAAGTCCTTCAGATCAAAGCCGGGCACGGCCAGGAAGGCATCTACCTGCGGTCCGGCCAGAAACTGATCTTCAAAGCGCGGTCCAATCATGCCGGTCGTGGTTTTTCGGCTCCGCTGGTTGTGTACGACGAGGCGATGGCGAACCTGAATTCGTCGATCATTGAAGCGTCGATGCCGACGGTGTCCGCGCAGCCGAATCATCAGATCATTTACGCCGGGTCTGCCGGTACCGCTGAATCCGAACACTTCGGTCGCGCCCGCAACCGGGCCATGAAGGTCATCAACGGCGAAGGTCGCGAAATCCGCTTCGGCTGGGCTGAATGGTCCGCTGAGCTGTGCAGTTCGTATTGCCCTCCTGATTGCGACGAGCACGACGACCCCGACGATCCGCGAACCTGGGCGAAAGCCAACCCAGCGCTCGGTATCCGTATCTCCGAAGAGTACATCCGCGAGACCGAAAAGAAGGCCATGTCTCCGGCCGGTTTCGCGAAAGAGCGCCTGTCTGTTGGTGATTGGCCCACCGAGGACGGCGGCTGGCGTGTCATCCCGAAAGACACCTGGGAAGGTCGTGCCGACGAGCTGTCGCACCTGAAGGGCAAATTCTGTCTCGCGATCGACTGCGCGCCGGATGCTACCTACACGTGCATCACCGCCGCCGGGGCGAACGAAGACAACGAAGTTCACGGCGAAATCACCGGCACGGAAACGCTTTTCGATTACCGGCCGGGCATCAAGTGGGTGGTCGATCGCGTGCACGACATCTGGAAGGCCAACCGCCCCGAGTTCGTCGTCATCAACCCCGCCACACCGGCCGGTCGACTGATCCCCGAACTCGAATCGCGCGGCATCAAAGTCGAAACGGTGACCTCGCGGGAGTACGCGCAAGCTTGCGGTGATTTCAAAGACGCGGTGGCTCCGAAGGCTCGTGAAACAGCGAAGTTCACCCACCTCGGCAGCCAGTCGCCGTTGAATATCGCTGTCGCGAACGCTATCACCCGGAAAATGCAGGAATTGTGGGCGTGGGACAAAACCGAAGCGGCTGCTGATATTACGCCTCTGACGTGCATGACGCTCGCGTTCTACGGCTACAAGAAATACATCTACCGCAAAACGTCTGCGCCGTGGGTGTTCCGCGCCTGAAAGGTTCATTCGTGAAGCAAGTTCAGCCTGTGATCGCGGCGGTCATCTTCATTATCGGCTATTTGATGTTCGCGGTCGGTATGTATCGGTATTTCGGTCCGATCCCTTTGATTCCGCTCGGCCTGATTTTGGCTGCTACGGGCGCTTTGATCGACACGAAGGAGTGACGATTTGGCAAGCCTATGGTCACGTCTGACACGTCGATCGAAGCGCGATCTCGGGGCCATCGCCGATCAGAACGCGCTCGCGGAGTATTTCACTTTCAATGGCGGCGCTTATCCGATAGGCAGCTACGGCGGTATCTACCCGTTTGTCACCTACGACAACAACGGTCCGCTGAAGCAAGAAACCATCCCGAACGATTTCGAAGGCTACGTCAACAACGCCTACAAATCCAACGGTGTCGTTTTCGCGGTCTGCGCGGTTCGCCAGCACATCTTTTCCGAAGCGCGTTTTGCTCTCCAGCAGTTCAACGGTGAGCGCCCCGGAGACCTGGTCCGTCGCGGCAACACGTTGAGGCTGCTCGAAACGCCTTGGCCGAACGGGACTACCGGCGAATTGCTGGCCCGCGCGATCCAGGACATCGATTTGTGCGGCAATCATTACGTCGTTCGTGAAGACGGCCCCGGCGGTCCGAGGCTGCGGCGGTTGCGCCCCGATTGGGTGACGATCGTCCTGACCAAAGATCCGAGCCAGGCGCTGAAGTCGGATATTCAAGGCTATATCTACAAGCCGGGCAATACCGAAGACACCTCGAAGTGGGAGCTTTACCCGATCGACGGCAGTAACGGCATTGTCGCGCATTGGTCACCAACTCCGGACCCTTCTGCTCAGTATCGCGGCATGTCGTGGCTGACTCCGGTGATCAAAGAGCTTGTCGCCGACGAGTCGGTATCGACGTACAAAGTCAACTACTTCAACAATTCCGCAACCCCGAATCTAGCGGTCAGTTTCGACCCTTCCGTGACTCGCGAGCAATTCCAAGAGTTCATGGAAGTGATGAACCAGACCAAGCACGGCATCGGTCACGCGGGTGAGACTTTGTATCTCGGTGGTGGCGCGCAAGTC